TCAGCGTGCGATGGTAGCACAGCGCGCGATTAGCCACCGGCCGGACCTGGCGGGGCGTGTGCATATATACCGTGGTGGCGCTGATGAGATTCAAGCGGTGGCGCTGAACGACTACACCGACTATGCTGACGTTCACGCGCAACACGTGTGGTTCCGTAAAGGCGTCAAGGTGATTAGTGATAATCTGTCACCGCTGCCGGTGCGCGTCGTGGACGCAGACGGCGAGCCGAAAGACAATCACCCGGTATCACAACTCCTGACCCACTGCAACGACCAGCACGGTCCGGCGCAGTTGTGGGCGTCGTGGGTCGCGCACATGGTTATCGGTGGTGAGTCGTTCGTCGAGATCCTATCGAGCGTAGGCGGCAAGCCGTTGCAACTGTGGGCCAGGCGTCCTGACCAAATCGCCATCGTGCCGGACGCCAGCCGGCCGACGTATCCCAACCCGCTTGGCTACAAATGGATTGACAGCGAAGATGACGGGATGGAGTGGGACGCCGCCGACATGATGCACTGGAAGTTCGACAACCCGGTGAACGTCTGGCGCGGGCTATCACTCATCGGCGCCGTCCGTGCTGGACTGACCATCGACATATTCGCGCAGGCGTGGTCAAAGAAGTTTCTGCAGAGCGGTGGCAATCCCGACTGGGCCTTGATTGCACCGCAGGGCGTGACGGTGACAGAGCGCGAATTTTACGAGCGCATCATAGAGCAGAAGTGGCTGGGTAGTGAGAACTGGCATAAGCCTATCGTGTTGGAAGACGGAATCACCGACATCAAGCCGCTATCGTTCCCGCCAAAGGACATACAATGGCTGGAGCAGCGTAAGAACGCCAGAGAAGAGATTGGTGGCATCCTGGGCGTGCCCGACGTGCTATTGGGATTCGGACCCGAATCATACGACACGGAGCAGAAGCGGACGGGCGCATTACGCACGCTCTGGACGCTGACGCTGGTGCCACTGGTGGATCTGCGTGACGACCAGATGACATCGTTCTTCACGCGCCGCCGGCCGATGCTGGGGCCAGGCGAGCGCATCCAGACGGACCTGAGCAGCGTCGGTGTGCTGCAAGAGGACATCGCGCCAAAGGTCGACACGGCGGTCAAGCTGTGGTCGATGGGCGTGCCGTTCAATCTGATAGAAGAGCGACTTGGCCTAGACATTGGCGAGATTGAATCGGGCGACGTGGGCTACATGCAGATGGGGTTGATTGAGGCGGGGACAGAACGCCCGATGTTCGCACCGCCATCGTTCGCACCCGCTGGCGAAACTGACGACGAAGAGCGCGCGCTGCTGCCACTGATTGTCAAGGATGACGCGCCAACGACCAAGGCGCCGCCGTATGACAGCGTGGAACACCGGGCGTATATGAAACGCCGCGACGCTATCGTGCTGCCATACGAAGAGCAGATGATGCGCACGCTGCTCAAGTTCTTCCAGGCGCAGCAGAACCAGATAGGCCGCAGATTCCGCGACGCGCAGCCGAAGCAGGACGCCGCCGCATTCCCGCCGCTTGAGTCGCTATTCGACAGCGAGGAAGAGCTAGAGCGTTACAAGGAGCTGATTCGTCCGCTGGTCGAAGCGATGTTCAACGTCAGCGGCACCGACGCGCTAACGCTGGTGCTGGGCCAGGACGGTCCGCAGTTCAACATGCGCCGCGTGGACGTGCGGCAGGCGATTGAGTACATCTTGGAGCTAGACGCGCAGCGGGTGAATGAGACGACGTTCAGAGAAGTCACTGAGGTGTTCCAAGAGGCCAGCGACGAAGGGCTATCGGTGCCGAACACAATGGACCGGATTAGTAGTTATTTCACCGACCGCAAGCAGCCGTACCAGCTAGAGCGGATAGCCAGGACCACGATGATTAGCGCGAACAACGCGGCGAGTATGGCGGCCTATGACCAGAGCGGCGTGGTGAAGTCAACCGAATGGTTAACCAGCATCGATGGGCGCCAGCGTGACGACCACGAGACAGCGCACGGTCAGGAGCGACCACTAGGCCGCGCGTTTGAGGTTGGCGGCGAACTGGTGCGATTCCCCGGCGACCCGTGGGCGTCGGCTGCGCAGAGAATAAATTGCCGCTGTTCCACAATCCCGATCACCTACTCGAACGAAGAACTAGCCGGTATTTGACACACTCGTTCTAAATATGGTATACTATGGACACTAACCGAACGGATGAGCTAAATCAAGATGATAACGAACTGCGCGAGTTTTTGATGGTTGTGCGTCGCGCTTTGCTGTTGGTCGTTCGGTGGATTGAGAAGAGGTATGGTGTCAGAACAGGTTAAGATTGATACCAAAAGCAAACACAAGGATATTCGCAAAGATGAAATATTGCGACGGTATCAAGACGACAGGATGCGTCTACAAAAAGAGTTGCACGACGAATTGAAGGCGCTGCATGACGAGTACGGCAAGGACAAGTGCCCTAACTGCGGCGAACCTCCGACAAGCGCAAACGAAGAGAACCGCGAGGCGTATTGTGAGCCTTGCGACAGGAATATCTTTTGGTAAGTTGACCTAATAACCGCATAACAGAACGCCCGCGCTGAGGCGCCACCGTTCGACAATTACCCGGCCACCCCAAGCGGCCCGCTGGAATAGAAACCAGCGGGCCGCTTTTTGCGTTTCCCGCCCCGGAGTGGCCGATGAACAAACAATTCCTAACCGGACAGGTTAAGCAACTAGACATCGAATCACGCTCGCTCACGGCCTACGCCTCAACAGAAGATTGGGACCGCGACGGGGAAGTAATTCTTGCGAGTGCGTGGGAAGGTTCGCTTGACACGTTCCGCGCTAACGCTGTTCTCCTGTGGGCGCACGATTATCGCATCCCTCCGGTGGGGAAAGTGACAGACATTCGCACCGATAGCAAGGGGCTGCGCTTTACCGCCGAGTTTGCCAAGACAGAATTTGGCGAAGAAATCTGGAGCCTCTACCGCGACGAATTCCTGAGCGCGTTTAGCGTGGGCTTCCAGCCGGAAGAGTGGGACGATTTAGACGACGGAGACAAGGCTGCGAGCGGGAGAATTTACACCCGCACCAGTCTCATGGAGATAAGCTGCGTACCAGTTCCCGCAAATGCAAGTTGTTTAGTCGAGCGTGGCGTTCCCGTCTTCCAGTTCAAGAGCGTGGACGAATTCACGCAGCCGGTGCTTGCCGATAACCCGCATTTGCCAAAAGAGTTCAAAGATAGGATGGAAGCACTCGCAGGGACGCCCTCGGAGCCAGAATCCGCAGAGATTAAAGACGATTCCGCTGTTGAATTACCAGACAGCGCTACCACGACCGTGACCAGCGGCTACGTGTCCGTTGATGACAACGGAACAGCCGTTAATCCGTGGATAACCGTGACTAGCACAAACGGCGACTTGATTTATCACGTGCCGAACAAGGACCACGAAAGCGATTTGCAACCCGACCCTGTATCGACCGAGCCACCCGCAGACGTTACCGAACCCCCCAACGCTGTTACCGAAGCCGATGACGCCAATGATTACGCCGAACCCGACCCGGCTGACGACGCGCTGCTGGAAGCTCTTAGCCACTTTGTAGATGAGATTAGAGAGTTGTTGACTTAGGAGACTTAATGATGAGTGAGAAACTTGATTCAGTTTTGCAAGAAATGGCTGAATTGACCAGCGCGGTCAAGTCGGCCAACGGCGACGCTGGAACACGCGACTGGGACAAACTGGCAGGCGAGTTTGAGGGACTGCAAAAAGAGACTGCGCAGCTCAAAGACCAGCTTGACAACCGCCCCGTGTTCAAAGGCGATGCGCAATATGCCGACGGCGTTGACAAGGCGATTCGCAGCGGTGAGCTGAAAGGCACCCGCTACGCGCCAGTCGTCAAGGACATCGGTTCCAACGGCTATCACAAGGACTTTACTGGGACCAAGGTGCAGGCCGCCGACATCTACATGGCGCACAAAGTTTTAGCCAAGCGCGCCTTTCTGTTCCCCGACCAATTCCACGCCCCGTCCGCTGACCTGAAACTGGCGCTCAAGGCGCTATCGTCAACCGGATCTGGCACTGGCGACGAACTGGTGCCAACGAACTTGGCGTCAGAGCTTTGGGAAGACGTGCATCTCAGCAACGTTCTAGCGAACAACCTGGTGCGCGTGCCGATGACTAGCAACCCGATGGAGCTCCCGAACGCTCTCGGCGACGTGACGTTCCGCGTCGGGTCCGAGAACGTGGCGACGACCGCCAGCGACCCAGCGACGGCCAAGAACACGCTGACCGTCACCGAGCACGTAGGCGAAGTCGACTGGTCCTACAGTCTGGACGAGGACGCTGTTGTAGCGCTGATGCCGGCAGTACGCAGCACCGTCGCACGCAACGCCGCCGAGTACATCGACGGGTTCTGTCTGAACGCAGACGGCACGACCGCCGCCACTGGCAACATCAACAGCGACGACGGCGCACCGGCTGTGACCAGCTACTACATCAGCGCCGGGCAAGACGGCGTGAGGCACTTGCCCATCGTCGATAACACCGACCAGCATTTCAACGCTGGCGGCGACGCACTCACAGACGCCGACATCACAAGCACGATGGCGTTAATGGGCAAGTACGCAGCCAACCCGCGCGACCTGCTGATCGTGACCGACGTGTGGACCTATCTTCGCGGCTTCCTGAACGCTACGACCACAAGTGCGCCTGGTACGTTCCTGACCGACGCCAGCGCTGTTGGTTATAGCATCATCGCCACCGGCCAGGTCGCAGCCTACCGCGGCATTCCAATCGTCATCCCGACGTATGGCAACCGCGCCGAGGCAGACGGGAAGCAGAGCACGGTCGCAGCCAGTAACGCGCTCGGCTTCGTGGCGCTGCTGAACCGCTCACAGTGGAAGGTCGGATTCCGACGCGACGTGCAGATTGAGGTTGACCGGGATATTCAGAAGCGTCAGATGATTATGGTCGTTTCGTACCGCGTGGCCGTCGGCTGCCGTGGGACGCGCTCAAGCGCAACTC